CGCAACGCTTCAAGCGTCCGCAACTGATCACCCGACGAAGCCGCAGCAGCAACCGTCGACCGAGCCGACAACTCCGAACGCACCGGGGGGGAAGGGGGAACTTCCGGGTTCAGCTTCTTCCCCCGCCCCGCACGCCGGCAATCCATGCACATCGCCTCACCGATTGGGGCGCTACTCTTCGTGCGCCACATCAGCTTCCCGCACGACGCGCACGGGAGGTCAGGCTTCTTCGCCACGTGCCACACACCTCCTCTCGAGGCCACCCCAGGACCGCAGGGGGTGCCAGGGAGGGAGCAGCCCAATGCCGCTGGGGGGTTGTCCCAGCTCAGGCGGGATCCCCCGGGTGGGGGCGACACCAATCAAGCTGAGTTTCGGCGTCTGGAATTGCAGGTTCGGTGGCTCAGGCGGAGGTTCGCCGGCGAGTGGTCTGGCTCGTTGGTCCAGGATTGGCAGACGATGTGGTCGAGGGTCGCGCCGTACCTGTGATTGGGATGCAGGTTCGGGTCGACTGGCTCTCCGCAGAGTTGGCAGATCCATCCGTCTCGTTCGTACACCCCGAGCCTGACCTTGCGGCTCACTGGTGTCGTTCGATGGTTGGGGTACTGGATTCGGAGTTCCTTGCCGTACTTCTGTCGGTAGCGTGCTGCATACTCTCGCGCTTGCCTGTTGTTTTCGATGCGCTGACAGTCAGCTGTCCGGCATACGTCCTTAGCTTTGGACGTCCTGGCTACGAACAGGCTCGTGCAGTATCGGCATTCGAGTATCCGTACAGTGCATCGAGGTGCATACTCTGACGTCTTGCCTTCAAGCCTTTTGGCTTTGGCTCGGCAGGATGCTGTGCACCACAGTCTCTTGTTGCGTTCCCTTGGGCCAGGAATGATCTCTGCATCGCAGCCCAGGCATGTACGCTTATCCACGTCGATCTCCTCTACAGATCGGCCATGCCCCGGGAGTGTTGGTAGCACTCGCCGGGGTCTCCTATGTCCTGCTTACCATTCCTGGCTGACAGGTAATGGCATTGCCACAGTGGGGATCACTGTGGGCTTGAGTAGTTCGTCGGGCATCTTGTTGCCCTTACGTTGATTGCAGATACCTTCGATGCGCGAGCTGTGTGTTGGCCCGCGCATATGGATCACCACCTCTGCTGACAGGGATGATTTCGTCCACTTCTGCGCTCAGTGGGTGAGGCTTTCCGTAGTCGTCGTACTTGAGTGTTTTGTCTACAGGCTCACCGCATAGCGCACAGTTGCTCTCTGAGGCCAGTACGCGTGCACGTAGCTTGTTGCGTCTATGGCCGTTGGAGCGTCTGGGGTTGTGCCGGCTCATCGGAGTCCGTGGTTCTTCTCGTGGATTTTGGCTGCTTTGCGTCGGCGTTTGCGGAGGCGTTTGGTGTCGTGCATTGGCGCCTCCTTACGTTGGTGCCCCGCACTGCCACCATCCAATGAGCAGCGCGGGGCTGTGGCCACCCGAGCGCCTATGGCTGCTGCGAGGGTGGACGATCGTTGTTGTAGGCGTCGAGGATGCGGTCGAGTTCGGATTCGAGCACCGTGATGGTTTCGGTGTCGTTGTGGAAGCGGGCGACTCGGAGTCTTTGGTTGAGGTCTTTGAAGCGGTTGCGGTATTCGGTGATGCTCATCGGGTGAGCCTGATGCCGAGTGTGGCGAGGATGGTGAGGAGGGTGTGGATTGAGGGTCGGAGCATCATCGAGTGTCCCCTCTCAACGGCGAAAGCCGAGGGACCTTGTCGGTCACACTCGGCTTCGCCGTGAAGTATATCAGAGGGCACTCCCGTAAGCGGTTCAGCTCCAGGTGGTGTCGTAATCGGGATGGTCTCTGTAGATGGCGGCGAGGGCACGGAATGCGGAGTCACTCCCCAATGGGTTGTCTTTGCATTCGCCGCGACGGATTTGGTTTGCGCTGTGGCAGCAGCCCCATTCGTTGTCGATCTGTTCGAGCAGGACGAGGCGGTCCTCGATGATGGTGCGTATCGCAGCGGATCGACTCTGCACGCGTTCGGGATCATGTCGGGCGATGTGGGTGGTGTCGCCGTCGGGGATGTAGTCCTCGCAGGGCGCCAGCTCCGATTCGGGGACCATGAGGTAGCCGTCGCCGATCTTCGGGCCGATGCGGGTTCCATGTTCGTCGATCCACGGTCCGGGGCGGGCGGCCTGGGCGATCTGTTCGTCTTCGGCGATGCGGGCTTCGATGAAGTCGATGATGTTCATGCGGCTTTCCTTTTGCGGGTGGGGTAGGTCAAGTGTGCCGTGAGGACGTCTGCGATGCGATACAGGTCGAGGCCGTCTGCGGTTTGCAGGACGGGTTCGATGTGGTTGGCGTTGCGCAGTCGCAGGACCCGTTTGAGGTTGAGGCCTTGGTAGTCCTCGCCCATGGTTGCGGCGATCTTGGCGATCTCGGTGGCGTTGAGGAGTGCGGTGCCAGCCTCGTAGATCTGTACGGGGTCGACGAGTCGTTCTCGTTCGCGTGGCCGGTCGGTGGCGCGGCGGGCTTGTCGGATGGCGTGCCGGATCTCGTCGTGTGATTCCTCGGCGCCTTCGGTCAACGCCAAGGCGATGATGTGGGTTTTGAGCCAGCGGGCGAGGGTGAGTGTGTCGTTGCGGGGGTGTGGGTAGTGGCGTTGTTCGCAGACGAGGGTGACCCAGCCGGCGAGGGTGTCGTGGAGGATGTCGTGGGCTTCCATCGCTTCTACAGAGAGCGGCAATGGTTGTTCGTCGGATCCGTTGCGGGTTTTCGGTCCACCACCGGACAGGCGGTCTTGGCGGGTGATCGCGATGGTCAGATCCTCCACTAAGGCAGGTACTTCGTCGAGGAGGGCTACGAGAGCAACCTGATCGGCTCGAGGCATGAAGTACCCGTCAACGTCACTCATTCCTGCTCCTTCACTGCGCTACCGAAGTCGGTGAGATCGGGTAATCCGCTGCATTCGTGGAACCTGTGCGGGAACAGGCGAGGGTCATCAGGGTTGTCCCGGATCATGCGAAACAACTCCACTTCGGTCACGGCCGGGTTGCGGAGCATGAATGGGGCGTATTCGCCGTACGCAGAGATCATGGCGTGGATGTAGTGCGAGAACTTGACTTGTTCGCTCATGGCATCCAGAACTCTCTGGTCGATCCACTACGCCGATTGACGAGCTGGATCCTGTTGCCTTCTGCCATCTCCTTGCGGAAGAAATCAGCGAGGGACACCGCGATCCGCACAGCTTCGGTGACCGACACCCCGTAATGGTCCATGACGCTACGTAGAGCGTCGGCGGTCTCCTGATTCATGTTCACACTCAGTCGGGTGTGTTCACTGACCGGAATCGGCTCGCAGGTGCCCTTGTGGATGGGTTCTCCGCACTGACACAGTTCGGGGTCATTCGGCATCATTCGTCGTCCTCCGCAGGAAAAAGGTCAGGATTGGCGATGCGTGCGCCGTGGATGGCGTCCACGGCCCGCACATAGCCTTCCGCACTGTCAGACACGATCTCCCCATTACCTGCTTTGCGATGCCAGCGCCACTCACCGGCCTTGTCCTGGAACAGCTCGATCTTGTGGAGGCGTTTCATGAGGCTTCCTGTTCGTCGAGTTCCAGCAATTTGTTATGCAGGATCCCCCAGGTTTCAGAGATGGACTCCCCGAGCGTGTTGAACTGTTTCTGCATCCTGTTGAGTCCGGTCCGCATCCGTTCCATAGCGACCAGCAGTCTCACGTCAGGTAGTCCGAGCCATGCGCGTTGCTGCTCGTAGGTCATTTCGTGCCAGGGGTCGCCCCAGGTGTGTCCGCAGGCGCAGCGGTGGCCGCCGGGGTGGTGGGCGAGGGCGGTGCACAGGCAGGTGTGTTCGGTGCCGGGGAGTTTGTTCGGGCAGTAGGCGGTCACCACAAGGACTCCTGTGTCGGTTCGTATACGTACTCGCGGCCAGCGAGGGTCGCGGCGATTGCCTCTGGGAGAAACCGACGCACACGCTCCCGTTCCCAGCATTCGAGTTCCTGCACCTGAGCCTTCGGGAGGTGGAAACGAAGGGTCGTGTCGTGGATGCTCGGCGGACTCCCGTCAATGCAGAACCACGGCACGGTGAACCCGGTGTAGCGGCTCAGCGCTTCGGTCTGCTCCCAGGTGGGGTACTTGATCCCGAGTTCCCAGTGGTCGACGTCCGGCTCTCGAGCACCGCAGGCGATGTCGACCTCGGGCCCGTCGGCTTCGATCGCGTCGAGCGCGAAGGTGATGCGCCACGGGATGAGTTTGCCCGCCCGCCAGAGGCGGAGTCCCTCTTCGAGGTCCCGTTTTTGTCGCGCCTCGGCTTGATTCCGTTTTATGGCGAGTTCGCGAAGCCGCTTCTGCCGTTCGATGGGGTCGAGTCGCTCCCCTGCCTTGCCCCACTTCCGAGTCCTCATGGCTTGTCTCCGATGATGCGTTCGAGGGCGAGGGCCGTGTCTCGATACGGGATTGCTTGGTAGACCTTCCCGATGGCACACAGCTCGTCTGCCATCTGCCGCTGCCAACTCGCGTGCTCCCGCACCCGCCGGATGATGGCGCGCAGTTCGTTGTTTTCGTGGACCAGTCCGGCGAGGGCGGTTTCGGTGGTGTCGAGGCGGGCTTGGGCGTCGGCGAGGTCACGGGGCGCGGTCATTTCCGGCCGCCCTTCCGGAGGAGGATGACGAGGTACTTGCGCCCTAAGCCAACCTCGATCACAACGTTGGCCCGTGAATCTCTACCGATGGCGATTGCGAACGACCAGATCCCTGAGTCGAAGGTGACGAGCTCGATGCGGTTCATTCGTCTTCTCCGAGGTGGATGAGGGCGGTGCCGGCCATGTCGCAGACGATGGCGGCGAGGGTGAGCCATCCTGCGGTGCAGAGGGTGGTGATACCAGCGATGGTGACGACGGTCTTCATAACGACTCCTCAAGTCCGTACCGACTTGCGGCACGCCAGATGGCCAAGAACGTGTTCCCCTTGCGAAGGTTGCAATCACGACACACTGGAAGCAGATTCCCGATCGAATGCCTCCCGCCTGCAGAAAGTGCGAGAACGTGATCCCACTGGAGTGAATTAGCGTGCTGCCGCCCCCACTTTTCGAGCTTCCTTGAGCAGTACGCGCATTCGCCGCGATGTCGCGCCAAGAGCCTGTTGAGGTCTCGAATAGATACTGCAAGTTGCTCTACAGCTCGCCGCCGATGGCGTGTCCGGGCGACAACCATCGGGTTGTTCTTCTGGTATTCGACGGCCTCACGAATGCGACGATCACGATGCTTCAGGTACGACTTCCTGGCTTGCTCTCGGTAGTGCTCAACTGCTGCCGCTCGCTGGAGCCTTCTATTAGCGTTGATCCGTTCTCGATTGACCTGTCGGTACGCGGCAACAGCACTGCGCCGCAGTTCCCTATCCCGGTCGTATCGGGCTCGCTCTTTACATGAGGATCCGCAGAACTTCGGAGCGATCGCGCTGCTCAGGAACTCTCTCTCACACCATGTGCAGGAAAACTGCTTTGGGGAGCGGGGAGTATACTTACGCTTCCGCACATTTCGGGTAGCATCCATTGCTAGCCCCTCCTTCGCCCTAATCGAAGTGGGTGGGTCAGTGGCCGTCTTGGTGTTCCACCACCAGGCGGCCACGCTTAATTCTACCAGCTCAGACATTGTTTTCCCGCTTAACTCGTTCAATCTCGCGCGCCACGTACCAGGCGCACTTCTGCAAATCTTCAATCTCTTTCTGTGGATCCTTCTTGCCTGCTCGCGCCAAATACTTGACCGCCGAACCCCTGTTGAAGTTCAAATTCTCGGTGATGTCGATGACTTCGGCGCCGTTGGAGAACCCGGTGTAGTGGGCGGGGTGGTTGATGTTGTCGGTCACGCCTGGGTCTCCTCGGCTGTGGTGATGGTGATGTGGGCGCCGGCGGTTTCGTTGGGGAGTGCGACGCGTTTCGTGGCGCGGATGTCGACGACTTGGCAGTCATCGCGGTAGATGACGTCGCTGAGGGCATCGAGGGTGGAGCGGCAGAGCTTGTCGAGGTCTCCGATGCGTCGTGCGGCCGAGATGATTCCTCGGGCGTTCTTGGGGCGCGGGAGGACGAATTGCAGGCTCACCCCTACGGGACCGGCCAACAGGTCGTGTGCGTGGCGCTGAGCCTCTGCGATGACGGCTGCTCGCCAGGGCGCTACCCGCTTCGAGGATTCGATCATGCGTCCGCGGCCGACGTGTCGTTTGCTGCCCTGGGGTCCGGCGTGGCCTTCGACGAAGAATGTGATCATGCGGCACCCATGATCTTCTCGAAGTAGCTATCGGAGATCAGCTGCAGGTCCCCGCCTCGCTTCTGTCGGTAAGCCCGAGCCCGAGAGCACGCCAGGCAATCTCGGTACCCCTTGCGGGCTGTGCATGCCACCAGATTCGGTGCCACCAGGTCGTGCCCGCGAGGGCAGTGAGTCTTGTTGGTGTCGAAATGCCTGCCGTTTCGTATGAGGTCATGTGCGTTGTCTCGCTGAGTCCCATAGGCGAGGTTCTCCAGGCGGTTGTCCCACGGGTCGTCATTCAGGTGACGAATTACCTGACCTTCGGGGCGCGGCCCCACGAATGCGGCCATCACCAACGAGTGGACGGTGACGTTCTTGCAGACTGAATTACGGCAGAGATTTACCAACGGCCGATTTTGTGGACTTCTCCGAAGCTTGAGAATCTTCCCTCGAACCTTGCGCGTACCCCAGCAGCTATCCGGGACTTCGCGGTCAATGCTCCGGATACGGCCATGCGAGCTTGCCTCGTACATCCCCTCCCATCCGGGGATCGGGCGCCACTCTTCGGGGGATTCAAGTCGTTCGAATCGGGCGCCGGCGGCCTTCGCGGACTTACGTGAACGAGTCATCGCGACACCCGCTCACCCACACGAGCCTGATACGCCCGCCACTCCAACGGAATCGTGTCCGTCTTGCCAGTGCGGTTCTTCGCGATCACGAACTCGACGATCCCCGTGGGAATACCCTGCTCCTGCTCGTGATGCAGCAGAATCACCACGTCCGCGTCCTGCTCGATCGCGCCACTCTCACGAAGCTCCGACAAAGCCGGTTTACGGTCCTGGTTCGCGGCGTTGCGGTTCAACTGGCAAGCCACGATCACCGCGCAATCCAACTCACGAGCAAGGATCTTGAGTGCCCGCGAGATCATGGCGACCTGGCGTTCCCGCTGCGCCCGCGAATCCGACTCTTTGAGGAGCTGCAGGTAGTCCACGACGATCACATCGAGCCCCTGCGTCCGCTTCAGGGTTCGGCAGCGGGAGGCGATCTGTTCGACCGTCAGATCCGACTTGTCCACCAACGTGAGCGGAATCTGCGAGTAGGAGTCGATGTATTCGGCGATCTTCGAATAGTTGCGTCCGTCGATGTCCCGTTTGGTGATCTGCCCGTACTCGGCTCGAGCTCCAGCGGCGAGGATGCGGGACACTACTTCGGTCTCCCCCATCTCCACGGAGAAGATCACCGAGGGATGACCGTGTTCGGCGGCGTGCTGCGCGAAGTTCAGCAGGGCGATGGATTTGCCTTCGCCGGGCCTGCCGCCAACCACGTAGGTGCGTCCGGGGTGAAGTCCGCCGGCGAGCACTTCGTTCACCGACTCCCACGGTGTGGGGATGGTGCGGGCGTGCTCCTTCGGTGCCTCCACCCATTCCTGCCACCTGGCGACCGCGTCAGCGAACGAAACGGTGTCGTCTGCAGTGGTTGCTTCCGACAGGCTGGCGATCTGCTCAGAAGCGAAATGGAGCGCTTCGGAGTAGCTACCGGCTTCCGGGGCGTGGTAGATCGCGCGCTTCAACGCATCGAACAGGCGGCGGCGCTTCGCCATTTCCAGCATTTCCGCCGCGGCCTGATTCACCGCATGGTCGCTCGCGTACTCCCCCGACGCCTGCTTGAGACGATGCCGGATCGTGGGGGTGTCCTCGATGCCCAGCAGGGAACGGCGAGTGATGGTCTTGCCGTCCTGCTGCAGCTTGCGTGCCGCGCCCCAGATCGATCCGAGGGACGGGTCCGCGAAGTCGTCGGGGTTGATGCGCTCGAGGAGCTGCGGAACGAGGTGGCGGGTCGAGAGGGAGAGCAGTGCCACGGTGAGGGTGAACTCGCCGGCGTTGGCTTCGAGGAGATCGCCGACTTCTTCGTCGATGTTCCCAATCAGGTTCATGCGGCGCTCGCTTCCTTCGCCATGACACGGCGGACGATCTCGTCGTGGTTGTCGGTGATCCACTGCTGGCGGTCCCGCCTGAGGAACTCTCTGATGTCGACGTCCTCAGGCGGGTCGGTTGGTCGGTACGTCATCCCGCTGCGCTCCTCGATGGATTTCGTGTCAGCTTGCTTCCAGCACTCCCGCAGCCATTCGGTCACCGATCCGACGTCGGCCGGGGCGATGTTCTCGTCCAGCCACCGTTCACCGTTCAGCCACGTCGAACCGTGGGCGATGAACTGTGCTTCGGTTTCGGCGACAGAAGCGGAGAAGGCTTTGACGGCTGCGATGAGGGTGTCGTGATCGGTCTTTTTCAAGGCGGTCTTGTAAGCCTTGCGGGCTTGTCCCTTGGAGACCTTCCGTGGGTAGTGGATCCACCACTCCTCGAAGGCTGCATCATCGGCATCGATGATGTTCTTCTTCTTAACTTCTTCTATATAAGGAACATCGGCCATTTTCGTCTGATCGATCGGACGATTTGGGCCGATGCATCGGCCATTTTCGTCTGATGCATCGGACATTTTCGTCTGATGGGCGCGACCTGCGGAAAGCGCTCCGACTGCCCGATAAGCCAGCGATCGGTCCCACGCCGACTCATCGACCATCTTTGCCTCGATATGCCCTTGAGAGATGAGCTTTTCCAGGGTCGAACGGACTGTGCGCTCACTGAGGCCGATGTCCTGCGCAAGCTTCGGTTTTGACACCACCCACCAGATGCCGTCCTCGTCCTCCACGCGGTCCCGCCCGCCAATACGGCAGACGAACTCGATACGCGCCCACACAAGTGCGGCATTGGCGCCGCCCACGCGCCTCACGAGGTCCGCCGTAACGGAGATGAACTCGTCCGGTCCCATCCCAGCTCCCTCTCGTAATCTGGGCCGAACACTCGCGTGTACCACTGCCTCTGGGTCTCAGCGAACTCGGCGGCGCGGGTAACGGCATACTTCCGCTCGATGTCGAGGGATCCACCCATCAACTCGCGGAACTCTTCAAGTGCATCCAGGTCTTCCCGCTCGCCGGCGTTGTACGTGTGTGCGCACTCGTTGAGGATCAGCCAGTTCTCGCGCATCAACTCGTTTGCGCGGGCGCCGGTGTTCGCGCTGTCTTGCCACAGCCCGAGGCTTGGGATTGGGTCGGGTGGTGTCATGGGGCAACCTCGTCGCCAGCTGCGATGAGGGTCTGTCGTGCGGCTTGCAGCGTGATGCCGAGAGACTCGCCGATCTCCCGATAGGTCGCCCCGTACTGGCGTGCGAGTCGCATGTAGAACAGTCGGTGATACCGGGCTTGTTCCTGCTGACGGCGTAGTTCGTCCAGGCATACGAGTGCCCGGTCTTTCAGTTCTGTATCGTTTTCGTCGGCAAGAGTGGATACACTCATGTCCGCCTGCCTTTCAGATATCCCCTGATGGTGGGCTGAGGCGTTCGGTGTTCCCGCACCGGGCGCCTCTTCTTTTTGTGGTTCCCCTGAGATCGTGCGTGAACCTACATTTATTCTATCGCACGCATTTTCGATGGAAAGCGGATCACTCACCACGGAACCTCCTGGTAGACAACGCTTCCGAAGTCATCCAGCAACACCCTCTCACCCCGGCGCCACACCGGGATATGCGACGCTGGAGAGGAATCATGCTGCGAAATCAGAAAGCCACGCTCACGCGCCACCAAACGATGACTTTCAATCGAGGTATGGCACGGAAGGCATATGTGAACAATCGATGCAGGTGAATTCACATCCTCCTTCCGCGTGCCACCCATGCCCCGCGGACGCCGGTGATGCATCTGCTCGGCGCGGCCGTTGCAGTCGTCGACGAACATGGCTTCGCACACCCCGCCGGCGCGGGCGGACACAAGATCCGCCTGCGCCGACGAGGGGCCCGTCTTACGACTCGCCACGACCCGCCACCTGATACATGCCGCGAACCGAAGCGCCCACCGACTGCAACGCTCTGAGTTCCGCTTCGAGAGCCTTCGCCTGCCGATCCGCATACTTGTACGCGGCATCCGCAAGATCCCGGCTCGCGCGCTCATCAGCCGTCGCCAACTCAGCGATGTACTTCCGTTCGTGCGCTGCCCCATCAGCTTCGATGTAGGCACGAGCAAACGCCTGGTCGTACAACCGGTCAGCGTCGAGGAACTCGGAGTACCGGTTGGAGCACACCGTCACGCCCTTGGCGATGCGGTTCGCGCAATCACGGATCGCCTCTTCGATCGCTACCGGGTTCATGACTGGCTCCGGTAGTGGTCGATGAGCTTCTGAATCGCAGCCACATTCTCGGTGGCCTGCAGCGTGTCACCGGGGTTCTTTTCGGCGAACAGTTCGACAGCCTCAGCGGGTGCGATCTTCTTGAACCGCAGCGTCTCGAGCAAAGACGCCCGAGCATCGTCTGCCGGCGACGGAGCGCGCTCATGTGTGTCCGCGTCCGGGTCACGTTCCTGCGTCGGCACCGTCAACCCCTGCAGCAGGAATGTCCGGTACGCCACCGACTGGGCCTTGCTGACTGCCTTGTCGCCGGCGTCCGCAGCCTCCCCATACGTCGACCCGGTGAAGCTGTCCCCGGCGGGCCCGAACACCGTGTACTTCATGTGCACGGTGGCGTTGCGCATCTGCCCACCCTTGGCGGTGGTGTACCGCTCCGACTCGATCGACAGGGCCTCGGGGACGATCACCACGCCGTACTTCCGCAATGCGGGGCCGACAGTGTTCATGGTGGCGTCGATGCCGCGGAAGTTGAAGCCTTGCTGTGCGTTGCGGTCGTTCTTGCCGATGCCCTGCACTTCGGCCATCACCTTGGAGAACGCTTCGTGGACGGTTGGGTGGTCGCTCATGGTCGCTCCCCGATCTCGAGGAGGGAGGCGAACGAGAACTCGCCACGCTGCACCATGCCCTGCACCAGCTCGACGACGTTCTTCGCCGGCACAAACCGCGGAGTAGCGGGGCGTGGCTCCGGCACAGTCACCTGAACGCCCGGCACCTCTACTCCCCCAGCACCGGCGTACGCCTCGAGGGACTTGCGGCCCTGCTCGGTCAGCTGCACCTTCGTCTCGACCGAACCCTCACCGAACTCGTCGACCATCCATGCGAACGCCTCGGCCTCATCGACGATCTCGATGACCGGCTTCGGCTGCGACGGCTTCGGCACCGACGCATACCCCAACTCGTCATCGCCGCTGTAGGCGTACACCGTGCCCCGCTGCAACTGCTCCTGCAACGCAGCCTTCGTCGACTTCTTTGCTTCGGCGAGGAGCTTCTCGACCGCAGCAATCGCGGCGAGGTCCCTCACCAACTGCTCAACGTCACTCATGGAAACCACCCTCGAAGTCCAGGACCGCCGCCGTCTCACGGGCATCTCGGGGGTCGTAATGATCAGCGGGAAGACACGCCTTCGCGCACGGCGCCTGACGGATCGCATTGCACGCATTGCACTGCCACAGATTCATCGACGTGCCTCCTCGACCGCAGCCAGCACAGCCTTCGCATACGACTCCGCAGCATCCGGCGACCACGACACCCGCGTCTGCAACACCTCGTCGTACGACCACTCAAGAATCACCCGCCCATCCCATGGATCCGTATCCACCGTCCCCACGTTGTGCCCATCGTGAAACTTGCTCATGTCCCGCTCCTCGCAGCAGTTCTCGCATCGAATGGGGGCCTTGCAGCAATGCCGGCCCGAAGTCTTGTCGTCATCACGTCCACAACCCGGCTCGTGCTGCGGCCAACCTGGGGCAGGCCCGGCGCACGTGCAGTCAGCTGCACACACATGCCGCCTCAACGCCGACCCCAACGACCGAACGTCTTCTCATGGCATGAGCGGCAATAACCCTTGCCGTAATGCGGAGTCGAATCGAAATCATCCGCCGACGTTCTCGACCGGCCACACAACTTCCGCTCACAGCCGCGACACACCTCGGGGCGCCGAAACCTGCGCATCGTGTCCCGCGGATCCTGCCCACGCTTCTTCCGCTTCCAACACGAGGCGCACACACCAGGAGACGCCTGACTGACCGTGTCCGGATACTCCGCCAGCGTCGAACGACCAGGGCGGAAAGCACGCTCGCAGTACTTGCAGGACCCGAACGACACCAGCTTCTTCGGCTTCTGCTTCAACGGCTCCAACAATTCCGCGATCTTCGGGTCGTACTTGAGCGGAGTTCGGGGCAGAGACCTGATCCACGCGTCAAGTTCCGCAGAGTCCTTCGCAGTCCACTTCTCAACCGTGTAGTTGATGCTCATGCCGAAGCTCCCTGCGCGTCGAACTGGCGGACAAGGGTGTCGATGCGGCGCTGCCCGAGTTCCTTCTCGATGCGTTCCTGCAGCTCGAACGGGGCGTTCAAATACATCTCGGCGAGCAGCATTTTCGGGACGCGGACCGAGCGGGTGTGGTGTTGTATGACGCCGCCGCGGGCTCGCCATTCCTGCTGGTATTCGCGGCGTGCGGTGGCGCAGTGGTCGCAGGGAGTTTCGTTGTTGCGGCGGTGGCGTTCGTATCCGCTGGTGGTGCCGCACTGGGCTGGCTGGGTCATGGTCGTGGTCCTCGGGGTTCGATGTAGTCGTCGGCTTCGACGAGGGACGCGTAGGTGCGCATGTCGCAGGCGACTTTCGTGGCGAGCTCTGCCTCTTGGAGGAGGTGGATGCGGTCGTCGTGGTTCAGGTTTCGGTTGGCGCGGACGATGCGGTCGGTGGCGAGCACAGCGGCTTCGTTGGCGGCAGCGCGGGCTTCGGTGGCGCTCAACTGCCGCGGGGCGCTCACAGGACACCGCCCAGGGCGTCAAGCACGTTGAGGACTTCCTTCGATGCGCAATGGAGGCACTGGGAGTCGTCACTGTCGACGTTCGCGATGCGGTATCCGCTGACGCACGGGAGCGCTTCCCATTCCTCGGCGGTGTTGCGCAGCGGGATGAGCAGTGCGGTCGCTCGGGTCAGCCTTTTCCGGAGCTGTTTCAGGTCGATGATCTGGTCGTCGTACCGCTCGGCTGCGCGGTACAGGGCGTGCGCAACGCCGTGGTTCCCGGCGTCGGCGTGCTTCCCGGCCCATGTACGCAGTTCGTCGGTGTCGACCGCGACCTGCACCTGAATGCGCTGGGAGTTCTTCGGCGCCTCGGGTGTGTTCATGCGGGCACCGCCGCGAGGTACATGACGACGCCGGACACCAGAGCGAGCAGGCCGACAGTGAACGCGACCACCCAATCCAGCCCGGGTGGGGTGTCAGCGGTGATGATGTTGCCGCGGTCGACTTCGATCGGATCGAGGTCGTCGTCGCACAGCCATTCGCATGGCACATCGCGGCGAGTTTGCTGGTAGATCGGGAGGGTCATTCCGACACCTCCATCAGACCGAAGTGACGACCGAGGAATACGAGCTCGCCGGCCATCTCCCGGAACTTGCCCTGGTAGTAGTCGAGGCTGAGACCGTTTCCGACCGGCCCCTCCCACGGGAAGGCGCCGCTGGTATCCGCCAAGTGACGCGCGATGGCGTCGGTGGTGTGCGGCTCCGGGAGTCCCACGATGGTGGCGATCTGCGCGAGAGCGGCGAAGTCGACTCGTTCGTCGGCGGAGTCGATCAGTTGCGGGTACATCGACCTCATGACGGAACGCGATGCAGTCAGGTCGATTCCGCGCTCAGTAACGACACGACGAGCGGTGTCGAGCTGTTCAGCAATGGTGGGTTTCATATCAGTCCTTCGAGTGATGACCGGTGGCCCCGCATCCCCGTACGGGGCCACCGGTAGCTGTGGGTGAAGCAAGGTCAGGCATCGGCCATGCCATTGGTTCTGCGTGTATCCGATGGCATGGGCTTGTAGGCACGCTCGATTTCGGCGGCGACCAGAAACCACCGGATGGCGCGAAGTAGGGCGTGATACTCAGCGGTCCACATCAGCGGCCTCGTCCTTCCGGGAGCCGATAGGCTCGTGGAACACCGTGACGAGCCGGTAGCAGTCGGGCCGGTCGAGTTCGTTGGGGTGACAGAAGTGGAAGGTCGCTCCGCCTTTGGTGAGCGAACCGTGACCTCCCCTGAAGTCGCCGCAGATTCGGCCGCAGTGGTCGCAGAGCCGAGGTGTCATGCGGTCACCGCCAGCAGGATCGACGTGACCGCCACCGCCACCATCCACACCAGCAGCGACACAGGCAGCGCGAACACGGTGCCGCGGATCGCATTCCGATCCGGCCGGGCAGTCACAACGACACCAGGATCTGGTCGGCGAACAGCGGCACCGAACCGCCGCTCACGAGAGCTGCGTGCCACAGCGTGGGCTCCGCCCCGTCGCCCTTCGTGACCTCGGCGATCTCCCAGCGATGCATCGGGGAGTCGGGGATGTTGATGGTGAGCTTCATGGGATTCCCCTTCACGGGACGAAGTTGACGAGGAGAGCGCCGGCAGACAACGCAGCCAGCAGGACAGTGACGCGGCCGCGGCTCATACCTGATCCCCATTCATGCGGCGGAAGTCATTCGAGAAGGTGCGAATGTGAGTGAGGAGCGCGTTATGCAGCGTCGCGATGTCCGACTCAGTGAGCGAATAGGGACCGATCTCGAAACGTGGTCCCGTGGAGTCAAATACGGTTCGTACCGGCATCGTGATCCATTCGCCGGTTTCATCGACAGCCGGTTCAATCCACTTCTCGTCGATCACCTCACGGCCACCGGCGAATTCAGGATCGGTATAGCGGTCGAAATCCAGGATGGGGAATCTGTTCTCGCTCACGCCGCACCGCCGTAGTACTTCGCCCACACGCGGTCGAACAGGTCACGGTCAGCTTCGGTGTATGCGTTCACCGGACGGACCTGCCCTGACTTCGTTTCGAGCGGGTACTGCTGCGGGTCCTTACCGTGCTCGAGCTGATACATCGCCTTCAGTCGCTTCCCGAACACCGGCGAGACAGAGAGGATCTCCTCGCGCTTGAGACCCTTCTCCTCGAGGTAGGTCTGCGCGTACAGCGGAGTCGTCGCGGGGTCGAGCTCCGGCGCCTCGCCAAGCGCGCGGGCCAGGACGAGTCGTGCCTTCGCTTCGAGGTGGCGCGGGTCGATGAGCCCTTGTGCGAGCTGCATGAGTTCCATCTGCCGCTTGGACACGTCCAGTGCGGTAGCGAGCTTGGACTCCACGACCTCGGCCTGCCGGGTGCGGATCGCGAAGTAGGACTGCGCGGAGGCAATAGCAGGCTTGCGAGGGTCACCGTTCATCACGACGAGGTAGGCGGCGAAGCGGGAGAGTTCGTAGTCCTCACGGGAGTTCTTCCCCAGATTGCCGGCGTCGACAAGCTGGGTGACCTGCACAAACTCTTCCGTTGGGCTGGCGCCGGAGTTCTTTGCAGCGACGATCGCCCGGTCGATGGCGGCAGCGAAGTTGCGCCAGGTCTCGTATTCGACGGCCTTGCAGAGGTCGCGGGCGGACCAGAATTCCGAGCCGTCAGGGCGGGTCTGCCGGATGGCATCGAACGGGGACTTCGAGTTGTCGGCGGTGTTCTGTATAGTGAGGTCTGACATTTGAGTGTCCAATCTCTTGTCTGAACCCGTCTGGTGTTGGCCCACCAGGCGGGTTTCCTTATGCAGCGGACCGGGTCTGTCGTTCGGGAAACCAGCGGCGCAAGGTTGCGAAGCTGACCATCACCCCCGTGTCGCGGTGCAGGTCATCTGCGATTCGCCGCCACCCGATTCCTTGGCGCCGCTTGACTGCGACGTAGGAGGCGAGGGTGCGGCCCGGCGGGAGTTTGAGTTCGACTAGCTCTCTCATTGCTGTGGCCATGACATAGATGTTGCATTGCAACATGCTTGTGGTCAACACGACACACAGGCAACTATCAGGTCACATGCAGGTCAGCGCGTAACAAAGTGTTGCGATGATCTTGTTTGTGTGCCACGATGTTTCGCATGACGACAGCAGAGAAGCCCCGCCATTCGCGTGTCCCCCACGACAGCCTTCCGCTGCGTCTCGTGATGCTTCGCCACGAGTGTGGTGTGTCCCAGAAGAAAGCCGCCGAACGCATCGGCGTAACCGCGCGCGTCTGGCAAGGCATGGAAGAAGGCCGCAACACCGCTGATCTACTCAGCATCCTCAAGCGCATCGCCGACGAATTCGACTACGACCTCGACTGGTTGACCTGGGGCGGGCCGCTGGAACGACGGATCCCCCGCCACCCAGCAAAGGGTGACGGGGGGTCCAAATCCATGGGTTCTGTTACGGTTGAATAACGGAAACCCATGAGCGTGATCGTTCGGTGACCTCAGCCGAGGTAGGCCCTGGACGCCTGGTCGTCGATCACGCACGGAAGGTGAACAATGCCCACGTCGCTCGGCATCTCCGTCGGCGCCTCCGGCGTCGGCTCGGCCCTGCGCGTCGATGCTGCACACGCGCCCGCAACGGAATTCCGCAGACTCGCCTCCGAGTCGCAGCCCGGGCGCGATCTCGGAGATCTCGTCTTCGACGCCGTCTCGCTCACGTCTCCTCGCGGAACCGCCCGCGGAGCCGACAGCCCGGACATCATCACAGTCGCATACCGCACCGAGGAACAGGCGAACGAGATCCGCACGGCCGCCGAGCGGACGGGCCACATGGTCCGCCTCGTTGCGGAGACCACCGCCGCCCTCGAATACCT